GTTGAACCTTTAACTGCACAACAAATGCCTGTAGAAACTTTAACTGCACAACAAATGCCTGTAGAAACTTTAACTGCACAACAAACACCAGTTGAACCTTTAGATATAGAATCTTTATCAACCGTTCCTTTAGAGATTTCGTTGGATTATACTAACGAAATTGAAAAAATGGATATTAAGCTATCTTCTCCAGATAAATATAAAAAAATATATACCGAGGCTAAAACAAAAGCAGATAAATTAAGACAAGAAGCAATAACTGCTTTTCAGGAAGCGGAAAGAATACGTATGGAATATTCGTTTTACGATTCGGATGGTTCAGAATAATCTCTAATTAATTTAATTCTTTTATTTGAATTAAAATATATCTTTAAAAATATTTTATCACTTAATTAATATAATGACTTCTATGAATTTAAAAAGTGGATCTAAGACGTTACAACTTTTATATGGTCTCGGTGCAATCGCCGTAATTTATTTGATATATTTATATTCTACCAAAAAAAGCAAAGACTCTGAAGGATATAGTAAAAATAAAAGAAATACGCGACCTCCTGCTAATTCGGGCGCATCTACAGCAAGTGAAATAGAGTCTGCTGGAGACGGTGAATACGTCGGTTCAAACCAAAATGATTTACGAGATTCAAACGAACGTGTAAATTCTAAACAAACTAATTATAATACAACTGGCTATAGTATAGGGAAAATCAACGATCCATCTGAATTATTGCCGAAAGACGCCAATAGCCAATGGGCTAAACTAAACCCCTCTGGCGGGGTTGATTTTAATAAAGTAAACTTATTAAAGGCTGGTTATAATATAGGAATTGACACAGTCGGCGGTTCTATGCGAAATGCTAATCTACAGACAAGATCTGAGCCTCCTAACCCTACTGCAGTGGTAAGTCCTTGGATGAACACATCCATCGAGCCAAACTTACTTCATGCGCCACTTGAAATAGGTTGTGGACCTAAAATATGCGGCAATTAATATAATTTAATTGTATGACCATTTTTTAAATTATTAATATTCAATTAATATAATGAATATTAATCTAATTGGTTATTGTTTTATCGGGTTATTGATAATAGTATGTATTAACATATATAAAGAGTCAGACTCTTTGCAACTAAAATGCGTCATATCTGATGTAGACGGCAGAAAATACTGTGTGAGAGATAGAAAACATATCGCATTAGCTGCAGACAGACTTGCTAACGTTAATAATAAAATGAATAAATTGGTAAAGCACTGTTATGCTAGATACCCCTCTAATAAAAACGTTAAAAGAATGTATGATGGATATAATCCAAAAAAAATTTACGAGACCTTGCCTACGAGCGAATATACAGCTTATAGTCAAAACAAGGGAGAGAAAATAGCATTTTGTTTGAATAAAGAAAAGACATCCGATAACTTGATTGACCCAAACACATTAACATTTGTAGCAATTCACGAGTTGTCCCATATAGCAACCGAAGGATTTGGTCACACCGACGAGTTTTGGGATAATTGTAAATTTTTACTAGGAGAAGCAGGTGATATCGGAATTTACGAACAAACTGATTATAGTAAAAATCCAGTACGATATTGTGGCACCGATGTGACAGACAATCCCTATTTTGACAAATAATGTTATTTATCTAGTATGTATTTTACACCTTCGGATATTTCAACATACATAATGATACCATAGAATCGGGTATAATATATAATTTATTCGCATCAATTTTAAGAAATGTGTTTATTTAATTTAGCAGCATTAATTATTAATATTATTAATTATATTAATATTAATATTTTACTATTCTATATAAATGGCAGTTGTTCGTAGTGTATATGAAATACATTATATGAGCGAGAAAAAAATGGAAAAAACATATATCTTCGGCGAAGATGGACGGAATTCTCCAACCGTCGAATACATTCCAGAAATGATATATCCAGACGATACAATCGAAACATTAAAATGGAAGATACAAAAATATTGCAACATTTTACCAGAAAGTAAAGATACGGAAATATATTTATACGGTAAGAAGGAAGTAGATGTTGATATATACGGAATATATAATGCATTAACACTTGGCGGTAAAAGTAAATTACATAGGCGAATGCTTTCATATTTTTTATTGAATAATAGTGTTTCCCGTGACGAAGTGAGTAAGCTGGAGGATAAAGATTTCTCTGTGACAGATATAGCAGCACTTATAAAGGGCAAAAAAATGTTGGAATTGTTTTCAATAGGTCAGCGTTTAGACACGTCTCACCGAAATCAGTATTTAATCAACCCTTTTGATTTGATTGAGCTTGAGTTAGTGTTCAAGAATACCAAAGATATTATACACCTAAACAATAATTTAATAATGAACGAAGTTCCTCAAGTAAATGGGCGGACAGAGATATATATGTGTTTGCGGGAAGACGTGATAAAATTTAAGATTAAGGATAAAATAGATGTTGGACATATAACAAAAACATATTTCTATACTCCTCGTTCTACGATATCGCGTGTAGACGACACGGTTATGACCGCAAATAATAAAGTGATACAGGGATTTTACGAATCTTATACAGAAGGTCAATCAAAGCATAAAAAAACACACACACTTGAACCACTAAAAATTAATTATATCAATTTTACCATATTTCAACATATTATGAAGTTGGTTCCATTGGATACAATTTTTCGTCTTATTCATGCGTCAAAGATGTATCCAGTGATAAAATTTAATACTGTAAGAAAGACCGAAAATCTCTATAGATTGTACGCAGATAAAATATCAACGACTGGTAAAAGGCTGCCATATTCCGAAAGTGCCGGTCTAGTTAAAAAATTGACAGGAGATAAAAATAAAAACGAAAATGTAAGCGTGTATATTTCACATGAGTCCAAAAAAATAGATGCTCAAGTCGTATGTAAGTTTGATTTAAACGGATATATTGTAGTAGATGTGAAATTCTCCCATTCTGTAATTATAGAAAACGCAAATGCAATCATTTCAGAGTTAATTAATCCAGTATTCGACTTTATACGAATTTTCTTGGAAAAAAACGGATATGCAATGAAATTATTTAAAGGTATAGAAGACGATAATACTGAAATAAATCATACGACTTGCGTTTATACATTTAAAACTGACACACATACTCGTTTAAAACCTCTGCCTCGGGAACTAGATGTCGCATTCGCTACGTCAAAATTAATAAATGATAATTTATTGATAACTAGATTTAAAAAAATTTCAAATTATATCACGCCAGAGAGCGATATAGAAGCATTTATAAATGATATATTTGACGAAGATAAAACGGATGCGAGTATAATCGACGAACTGGTAAAACATTTCGGATATAGCATAGAGGTATGTACACTAGCTCTATCCGAGTTTAAACGAAACCGAGAGACCATTTCAAAAAGGTCTGCAGATATAGATTTTTTAAAAAATAATCCAGGGTTTTTAACAACAATAAGTAAGGGCGTCGGCGACAATACTATCGATGTCACAATTGAAAATGTGAATAATAAAAATTATTTAAATACATTGCCTGTATACGTTACTGCTATACAGGCTAATATAAATAAACATACCGTTTCTATAAAACCCCTTGCGATAGATACCCCTGTCGCGAAAAAACCTATCGCGAAAAAAAATGCGAAAAAACTTATAATAGAATCTCCTGAAGAATCTCCTGAAGAATCTCCTGAAGAATCTCCTATTGTAGCACCCCCTATTGTAGCACCCCCTATTGTAGCACCCCCTATTGTAGCACAATCAAATGATGATGATGATGATTTGGACCGACTAATGCAAGAATTAATGCAGGAAGGGGGTGATGAATCGTACGGTGGTTCTGGAAAAATTAAATCTACACCAAAGGCGTTACCAGAATACGACCATGACATTAAACTCGGTTACCCTAACATACTTCAAACTAGAATGGAAAAAGTTGATCCTCAAATAAAGCATAAAGATTATTCTTCAAAATGTCAGTGGCACGATAGAAGAATGCCGATTGTAATAGATCAAGAACAAAAAGAAGCCATAGACAAGAAGGACGCTTCCCTCCCAGTCGTCGCAAAGTCGTATAGAGGTAGTTTACAATATAATACAGATCCTACCGCAAAAAAAAAATTATATTACATATGCCCGAGATATTGGGATATTGCGAATCAGCGGAGTTTAACTGATTCAGAGGCAAAATCTGGAAATTATGGAAACATTATACCAGAAGTAGATTTAGAGGGTAGAGGAAGAATAAAAAAAGGAGATAATATTTTAGAATTAAACGGCAAGTATCATAAGAACGGTAAGAAGGGAAATGCATCTTATACATATTTAACCCCGGGGTTTTTAAAATCAAACGAAGAAGGCGTGTGTTTACCGTGTTGCTTTAAAGGTCAAACGAAAAACACAATAGAGATGCAAAAAAAATGTGCGCCTCCAGAGGCAAGATTAGCAGAAACGGATACTGGTCCTATCTCAAAAATAAACACGTCTCATATTATCGGCGCAGACAGATATCCCATACAACCAAATCAGCGCGGATTTTTACCAGAGCCAATTCAAAATTTGCTGCAGCCGAATAAAAAACAATGCAATAACGTGTTCAATGATATGCCCAACCAAACTTGCTTGGTAAGATTCGGCGTTGAACAAAGTACAACTCAATCCTTTATTGCGTGTATTGCAAGCATTTATGCGTTTATAAATACACCCGGAATTGAATCAAAAAAAGTGCCAAATATAACTCAATTTAAAAAACAATTATCTGCCGCAATAAACGAGGAACGGTTTAAAGCTTTACAAAACGGGAATTTAATAAATATATTCGCTCCAAAGGAAGATGTTGGGAGCGAATCTTTAACATTCGAAGAAAAGGTTTCTCTCTCCTTTAAAAATTTCCTAAACTTTCTAAAAGACGATCAGATTGTCATTGATTATAAATATTTATGGGATGCTATATGTACCCCTAATCCCGAATTGTTTAAAGACGGACTGAATATGGTTATTCTGGAATCAACCAACGCTAATGTTAATGTGCTTTGTCCTACAAATCATTATTCCCCCAATTTATTCGACCCATCGAGAGGCACTATCGTGATATCTATGCATAAAAGTTCGGACGGAAAATACATTGTTTTCGAACCGATATATAAATTATACAAAAATAAATTATCTGCGATATTTGGGCTGGATTTTGGACAGGATATTGATAAACCGCTGCTATTGATAGTTTCCGCTCTTAAAGATAAATGTCTGCCTGTACAAGAACTAACAGGCATCAACGCTACGCAGTATACATTTAAACGGAATATGGTCCTTGCTATTTTGCTATATGAGCTAGATTTGATTTTATATAAAATACTATTTCAAGTAATGAATAACGACGGGCAAATTATCGGAGTTATTGCTGAAAATAAAGGGGTTAAAAATAATAATAGCGGGTATGTTCCGTGCGCCCCTTCCGCATACATTCCATCCATTAAAATTATAATGTCAACCGATCATAAAAAACTTTCGAAATGGACGATGTCCTATAAAGACACGCGTCGTTTTTTAAATCACATTTATCTTAAATCTGGCGAAAAAATACCATGCAGACCTTATAAACGCGTTATCGAACAGAATATACTTATTGGCATTGTAACCATTACAAATCAATTTGTTGATGTTACTCCAGAAGAAATCGGAGGCGATATCGTCAAGAAAAATATCGAAGGAGAAAAAGATGAACCCGAATTAAGTGTATTCAGAATTGACGATATGATGGATAGTAACGATGTCGACGAGACAAGAACCTCATATATTCGCGACACCAAACTTGAAACTGATTTTTATGTTGCCTTTCGCAATATCATCAAAATATTTTTAAATAGTATAGCAAACAAACAGATATTAGATACAATACTTGACATTAAAAAAAACAAAGATAGATATCTTGTAAAAATGCGCGAACTCATCGCGCTAATAAAATCCAATATTGCCCCTCATATAAGTTTTAAACCAATCATTCCTAATGATTCTGATATTAGAAACTGTTCTACACTCTCTGCCGGAAAATGCGGTGCTAATAAAAATTGCGAAGTAATTAACAATTCGTGTATAAATATTTTTCCAATAAAAAACTTAATTGACCCGACGAAAGAAAATGAAAAAATATATTATGCTAAAATAGCCGACGAAATACTCAGATATGAATACATTTCAAACTTTTTAACTAACCCAAACTCTTTTATGTTATTAACAAATGTAGACTACAACTTAAACGAAGACGAGATTATATTACAACAATCCGTTATAGTAGGAGACTATTTGAAAGGCGAAATTGCGTCGGACCAAAATAAATATATTAAAAACAATACGAGAGATACTGCGATTCCAGAGAACCAATCAAAAGAACCTGCTGAGATACAGGCGGATTTTAATCTGAAAAACAATTTTCTCCCAAACACCGATTGCATTGTATCGTCGGGTAAAGGGGCTGGAGATAAACCCGACCGGTTGAATTTCTTGATACTATCCATAAAAACTAAATTTAACAACGACATCATAGTCGTGAAATACGGAGACAATACTTCGCAATGTACGTTTAATCTTATAATGACATTGATTAAAAATGTCCAGATGAGTTATGATGACGTTAAACGTTTATTAAATAATTTATACAACGATGAATTCGGTGTGAATAAAATTGCTGTAAAAGAAGCATTGTCTTCAAATAAACCTCTGACTAAATTAAAGGATATTAAAGATATTGTATTGGCCGACGGTTATAAAGCAAATATAACAGACTATTGGCTAATCGCTAGACATTATCAAATTCCTATTGTCTTTCTCCTAGGAGATATAACTGCGAAAAAAAATAAATTTATTGTTACGAGACCGAGAGAATCTTCGCCTGGATTTTATTATTTTCTCTCAGTTGCCGGTTCATCGTTTAGTTTATTATTAAATCACAAAAAAGAAAACCTGGGAAAACCTGGTTCTATTGACGAACAGAATCCTCATAAAATAAAAGAAACAGAGTTAGATGAAGAGTTCAAAACAGAAATAAACGAATATAATTTACCTGAAACATTAGAAGAATTTTTAAACCTGAAACTACACTAATATTTATACGTCGTCCTCGTTATAGTCGGTCATTTTTAACGATTCCAAATCAATCATACATCCAGTCATTTCGCTACGGATTGATATATTTTTATTAGCCATATTCCTTTTTTTGGGAGCGCGGTGAGCATATCCGTGTATTTTTTCATATGTTATTGTATTCCATATATCGTTTATTATTTTCTCGGCATGCGAAAACCATAATTTGTTCCGCATCACGAGAACACAACTGAATTCATCTAAATGCCAGTAAATCGTTTTTACCCATACATCGTCTATATACTTTTTCATCGCGGCTTCTTCCCATTTAACTAACCCAGCTCTGGTTATTCCGAATGGCGCATACTCATACTTTATTTGCCCAAGTGCTAAAAACTGCATAATCACTCCTTTTTTTCTCCCGTCTTTAGTAAGACCAAATTCGGTTTCAACTAAAGATTCTTCGTCTGGTATAGAATCTAGTAAAAACTCTAGTTCGCTCTCATATTCCTTAAATCTCGTCTCTATAAAATCACATTCATCTAAATCACATACCTCCATTTGCATTTGCATTTGGACCCAATATTCTAGCTTAGGAATTCCATCAATGTCGCGATTCACTATATTTTTTATTTCTATCATTCTGCCGTATCGCGGAGATACCTTCAGAGTATTTATCCCGTCAGGAGACGCTGCTATACATTTAATGTTTTTATGTGGGATACATCCAAACTCGGTTACTTGGGTCGAATATTCTAATTCGTACAACTCTTTCGATATACGTTCGTATTTTTGCCCCCAGTGCATCGGAGAATCTGTATTCATTCCACTATATTTTTCTTTATTGAATGGGCTACATTTTTCAAATATAAGTTGATTTCTAGAACTTTCGCTACCAAACGCTTTCCATATGCTACTCGCAGTTAAATACGAATGTCTTATTTCGTGCCATTCGTCTGAGCGCTGATCTTGAAAGGGGATGCTGTTTATATACTGCAATTTACTATCAATAATATCGGTCCGAGTGTATATGGCATTGCTATACTGCGACCGTTTCGGAGATACAAATGTGTAAAAATCCCGCATAGCTTCTTCTACGTACATTTCAATTAATTCTTCTACATTTTCATCATTTGGACTATGACATGACGAAAATTGAATAACTAATAACTCGGTTACATTTACTACCAATTCCTCGTGGAAAGTCGGGTTTATTATTGCCATCGGCTCGTCTGCGACATAATCATTTATTAGACTGAATGCGGATTTAATTATTTCTAGGGCAGTTTCGACTGAAAAAATACTCAAATTGTTAGAAGGAGATACATCCATATTATAGCACATTGATACCGATTAAATATTGTATAATTGATTCAATTTTTATTTATACAATATTTAATATGTGATTATTATTTTTATACCGCGCTAAATAACTATGTTTTAACTGTAGTTTTACCAGCACCCAATGATTTAGTCGTAGACGCGCGTTTCTCGTTCCGCTTAAACGTGAATCTTCTATTAGTCGAACTAAATACAAGATTATGAATGCATACTATCTTACCCAGCTCTTTATTATAATTTATATCTTTTACACATGTCAGTTTTTTCTTATCAAGACTGTCTATCAAGTACTGCTTGCATCCCACAAGCTCGGAATCTAATATACCAAAATGCGATGCCTGCTCTATAACGAAACTTGATATTTGTTTGATTTTCTCTGGTTTGCCTAACTTATTCCAGTTATTGTGTTTATTGTTATTGCTTTCGGCAGTAAGCATATTGTATACGTTGTCTTGTTTTTTACACGCATCGCTTGTTTTGGCGACATTACCAATGA